GCGCCTCTTTTTGGATGCGGATCACGTCCTCGATAATCAAATCGGGCAGGCGTTTTTTGACTTGGGCAACGGTTACAAACAGACGCCCCGTTGATTTTTGATAACCGCCGACCAAAATCGCCGACGGGTCGCGCCCCGCGCCCGCTTTACCCAACGACGGGTCGAGCGCGCCGTAGTACACCAAATCGTCCGGCAATTCCGACCAGTATTTGATGTTTTCGGCAAACGGCGCATCTTCGCCACTGACCGGGTCGTTTTGGTACTCGCTGTCAAACGTCGCATGACCGTCGCGGGCGCGGATTTTCATCAGCGCGAGTACGCCACGCGCCGCCCAAGAAGTGACCGCGCCGCGTTCCATTTCGTCTTTGTTGGCGAGATAAAACGCCTGCGCCACCTCTTCGCCGTCGTTTCGGTAAAGCTCCTCCCACCTGTCCCACAAATCCATGCGGTCGGGCCATTCGAGCATGGCTTTAAACTTGGTCGCGCGCCAAAACGGGTTGTTCAACGTGCGGTTCAACACGCTGTCGTAGTGCAGGATGGTGCCGATATAAATCACGTCAAACTTCTGCCCAGCACCGCCCAAGGCGAGGACGGCTTTTTTCAGCCATGTTTCGAGTTTGTCACGCTGCTCGGGATTGCGTACCTGTTCGTCGTTCTCGATATCATCGAGGACGGCAAGGTCGGGGCGGTATGGACCGTGGCGCAGACCGCGCAACTTTTTGCCGCTGCCCGCCACTTGGATTTTGACTTCGTTTGCCGTTACCGCCGTACCCGCCTGCCAAACGCGTCCTTGTCCGCAAGCCTCTGAAAAGTCGGTTTTAAGGCGCGGGTTGAACTCAAGCTCCGCCTTGATGGCCTCCAGCATGGGATAGGCTTGGTCGATACTGTCCATCACGATGACCGCGTAATGCTTTCGCCCCGTCACCACGCACCAAAGCGTAAACAGTTGCGTAACCAGCGTCGATTTCGCCTCGCCGCGCGGGGCGGCGGTTGCCTCGTTGATGCCTTCAGACGACCTCAAGATTTCGGGCAGTCGGGAAAATAAAAACTTGTGCAGCAGCGACTTTTCAGGCGAGCGGACATAGTGCGGGAAGTAGGTATTCACGAAATATTCGTAACCGTTGACCGGGTCTAAAACCTTCGACCGACGCTCGGCAATGGCTGCCGGCGACGCATCAAAGCCGTCCACTTCCGCTTCAATGATTTGACGGAGTTGGGCGGCGTATTCGGCAAGCGACTTTAAAAACTCTTTGGACTTCATGTTTTATTCGTAATAGTGGACAACCGGCTTTTTCAGCGGCTTTTGATTAACCATGAAACAAAAGGGCAATGGCTCTCCCGTTTTCATTTCGTTCATAGCGGACATAAAGTAAAAAAACTGGTCTGCGAGCCAAAACAACGGCTCCAGCTTATAACGCGGCGCAACTGTCGGCACTTCGCTGTCCCAATTCGCAATCCAAATCGGACAAAATAAAAACCATCCCTTATGGGTGTATTCAACCTTCTGCATTTCGCTTACCTGTATTTCTTTTCAATTTCCACACCCAAAGGCTCGACCAGCTCGACATAAGCCTGCAAGTGCTGCGGGTATCGCTCTTTGACTACTTCGCCAAACAATTCCAACACCTCAATCGCCGTTGCCAGTTTCGACGTTTCCGGCATCACTTTGGCGTTCGCCGCCACCGTCTTGGTAAACGCGTCGGACAGGCTCGCCAACAGTTTGGCGCGCTCGGACGGCATCAGCTCCTCGACCGATGTGTCTTGCAACATCGTCATCGTCGATTGGTATTGCACCAAAAAACCCGCCAACAGCGAACGGCTCAAGTCTTCGATACCTCCGCCCGCCAGCGTGTAGGCGGCGCGTACTTTGTCCCAATCGTCGCCGGTCTCTTTGGCGGCGCGTTTCCAGCTACGGGCGGTCGCGGTCGGGATTTCGCACATCATCGCCGCGATTTCGAGCGTCTGCCCGTCGCTGACGTACAGTCGGCGCAGCTTTTCGCGGGTTTCTTTCGGGTGTGCCATATCAGCCTCCGAACTTGGCTCGCAACAATTCCCAGCCGGTCGTTACAATCACGCCGCCGAGACCGCCATAAACCGCCGCAGATTTCTTGCAGTCTTTCTTAATTTGCTGCAATTCCTCGTCCATACGCGCCTGATTGGCGAGCAGGTCATCCTGTTTGGCTTCGATACGCGCCAAGGCTTCTAAAATCGGGTCTTTCATGATTTGTCCGCTTTCCTATCTAATTTTTCATTCATTTTTTCAAGTTTGTTTTCGATGCGCTCCAAAGACGCCGCGATATTTTTTCGGTCGGCTTGGGCGTCCTGCTTGGTGTGATAAGAGAGCTTGACTTCGTGTAGCTCTTCTTTCAGGCCTTCAATGCGCTTATCCGCCTCTTTCAGACGGCCTGAAATGCCGTTGACCCAAAACCAAAACGCCGCCGTCGCAATCGGCCAAAGGGTTTTAAAACCAAATTCAAAATCCATTTAAAACCCCTTAAACCGGCACATCGCCGAATACGATACGGACGGAGTAGCCGTCAGGGCGATTGCTGGAAATTTCGAGTCCATCCCCATCGTTACAAACGCAGTAATACGCCGAAATCGTCTGCCAAACTGCACGCTTAAAGGTGTCGTAGTTTGTATTTGGATATTCAAGGTTAAAGGTCGTCTGAAAATCCTTATTCATTCGTACCGTATATTCAAACCCTGCCTTATCCAGCAAATTGGAAACATGGATGACAAACGGCTCTTGTTCGCGGGCGCGGCTTAAGCCCAATTCCAAATCGGCATGGCGCACAGCCAACTGACGCTCAACTAATTCACGGTAGGTCATTCTTTGATACCCATTAAATATTTTATCCGTCTGTACAACTTCTTAACCCACGAAATATTTACAAATGTATAAATCTTTGTTACAACTTCGCCGTCATACTGCGCATTTTCCCGTGCAGCCCGAAATTTTGCCCGGGCTTCTTCAGGGCTGTCCGCCCAAATGCTCAATGACCAGGACTTGCCGTCAAAGCGGTAAGAAAACGTGTACTCATTCATAGGAGAAACCTTATGTATTTTGAAATCTATAAAGACGCAAAAGGCGAATACCGTTGGCGTTTGAAAGCAGCCAACCATGAAATCATCGCTCAGGGCGAAGGCTACACCAGCAAGCAAAACTGCCAGCACGCAGTCGATTTGCTGAAAAGCACTACCGCCGCGACCCCTGTAAAAGAGGTATAAAATCCGCTTTTACCCTAAGCCCGCGCCCTACGCGGGCTTTTTTGTTAGTCGCCGACTTTGCTCAAGTGGTTATCCACCCACTCTCGCCATGCCGCATTCTGATTTTCAAGTTCGGCAACATAGCCGCCAAACTCAGCGGCATGCTCAAGCAGCGTTGCCGTCTTGCCATCTTTCGGAGGATTCGGGCGCACCGGCGCGACCATCAACGCGGCGGGCGGTGTCGGCATGACTGCCTTTTCGACAACTTTAATTTCCGTAGCCGAGGGCGCGGTTGTAGAGCCGCAGCCCGTGATGGCCAAAACCGTCAATACAACCACCGCCTGCTTTTTGACTGTCTTGAGTAAGCGCATGTGATATTTCCTTTTTGTTTTCCGTTTTCAGACGACTGACTGCCGCCTGTTTTTGCGCCAAAGCCACGCCGACGGCGTGCGCCTTGGCTTCAGATTGTTTAGCGGCTTCGCGGGCTTGCTCCAGCTCGCGTGCGTAGTTTTGAGCCGACAGCCTCAAGGCTTCCGACTTGTCTTTTTCCATCTTATCGATGACTGCTTGCTGTTCTTGGTATGCCGTCTTGTACCCTTGCTTGTACGATGCCACCAAAATCAGCACTAAGATGGCAGCCAAGCCACTCAGCACCCATTTATTCGTCAACAGTTTGAATGTCATTCTCGACCTCCTGCCGTTTGACACTGACCAGCGAGCGCGCTACGGCATAGCCGCCGACGATACCCAAATAAACCGCCCAAATCTCCGCCGACGGATCGGGCAGCATCACAAATTTAACCGTCCCTGCCGCGCAGGCGATATTTGCCCACAGCTTCGAGTGCGACACATTGCCTGTCGCAGGGTTTTTAAAAATGTCGAAAATCCGCATCTTAATAACCGTCCCAACCGTGTATCATATTTCTTACTTTCTCGCTTTGCGTTTACGCGCCGCACGTTTGGCGGCTGCCACGCCTGATTTACCCAAGCGCAGGCTCGGATGTTGTTTCAAATTGCCCACACGGGCAGGTTTAATCTCAAATTCAGGCACCTGCGGTTTCAATGCCGCCAATGCCAAAGCAATCAAAGCCTTTTTCATGCCTCGCTCCTGCTCATTGCCGCACCGCCCAATGGCAGGTTGTAACGCTCCGGAGCGGGGTCAAGCGCCGCACCGCCGACAGACGGCCATACATACGCAGCCACGCGGGACGTCGGAAATGCTGCGATGCTGACGCGGTTGCCTTGATTGCCGCCCAAAACCAGCAGATTACCCGCCTTGTCCTTGCCGACAACAAACCCAACATGACCGCCGCCTTGGCGAGTGAACACGACCAAACAGCCGTAAGCAGGCTTGGTAAGGCGTTTACCGCAAAAAGCATATTCTTTGGCGCGCATCCAATCCTTCGGGATGTCTCGGTTACCGGCTCGCAGACAATGGGCTGCGAATACGCCGCACCACGGCGTCTCATCGTCTTTCCACCAAGCCTTCAAGCCGTGAAGCCAATTCAAAATGGTCGGATTGTGGTTTTTACCGGGGATTTCTGTCAGACCGATATACTTTCGCGCCTCTGCCACCCAAGGGAGTTCTTTTTGCTGGGCCATAAATACCTCAAATAGATAGTTTTAAAACCCCATTAAACCTTTTCAGACGACCGCCAAGCCCCGTCAGGCTTGCATTCAGCCGAATAAAGGCAAAAAAATCCCTGCCCGAAGGCAGGGAAAAAAGGTCTACTCAAACACACAAGGAAAACAAAACCATCATGCCGCAAACAAATCAGCCTGCGCCCTTGCCGCCGCTTCGCGGTCGGCCTCTTTCAAAATGTATCGGATATTTCGCGTCGACAGCTTATGCGCCAACACCAGTTCGCGCACAATAAACAAATCGCTCAAACCTTCCGCGCTCATCGCATCATATTGGCGGCGGATGAACCGGTTGCGAAGTTCGCGCATCGCATCCCAGCAGCGCGGAATCGCCAAGAAAGGCTGCCCGACATAAGCACGCTCCAACCGCCCCGCAGCCTCCTCGCCAATGTCCTCGACCAGTTGCTCGTGTAAGATTCGGCTCTGACGCGTATTGCGGCGGCGGTTGGAAATCGGATAATTCGTCCCACCCCAAACTTTAACCATGTGAAATGTAGCTTCCAGCCCGATAACCGTAATCATCGCCACCACGCTGTGCGGCAGCAGATGTTTCACATCCTCAAAATCCTGCTCCGTCATCTCCCAGTTCAAACTCATCCCGTTTTCTCCTTTTTCTTGCGGTTCGCACTAATCTGCAAAGCCGCCACCAACTTATGCATATTGCCGTCGGACAACCATTCCACGCGGTCAACCTTAAACATTCTTCGCGCCGTGCCGTGCGCATAATTCCAAGTCCAACCGTTATCCAGCAGCAGGGCTTCGATTTTGCGCATCATCGGGTCGGCAGATTCGCGGCGGTTCGGCCGTTGTCCTGCCGTCTTTTTCGGCGCAAACCCATGTTGGCGCAAATCCTCGACCACGCGCTCCAGCTCAGGGATACTGCACTCGGTACACGACCGCTTGCCCGTCACACGCTCCAAGACCGCGCGATAGGTACCGTCGTCCAAGCCCAGCTCCTTTTGAGCGATTTTAATTTTTGCAATCAACGCACGGCGCATCTTGAACCCCTAAAACACAATATATTGATTAATTAACGCATATTATACAGATAAAATACTATATGTTGTAGTAAGCCGCTGTTTTTTTTGCGAAACGGACAGGCATGAAAAAGGCCGTCTGAAACAGGTTTTAAACCCCATTTCAGACGGCCTTTAATCAAGCCTTAAACAACCAAAAAAGATAAAATCAACGAAAGAGAAAACCAAACTGCCCCGACGCAGTAATAAATAAAGGCTTTTTTTCGGGCGCGTATAGCCTCTTTTTCTCCTTCTTTCACTTTTTCCCACACGCGAAGAGCAGTTTCCAATTTGCGGTTGGCGTTTTCGACTTGAGCGTGGATGTAGAAGGAATCGCGTGCGGCAGTTCTTAAAACTTCCAGTTCATTGGTATTTAAATTTCCGTTTTCCATCACAACATCTCCCGCTTTGACATACCTTGTATAGCCCCAATTTTTCCAAGCATATAAATAACATCTTGTACAGCGACCCAAGTTAATTGAGCAGGAGTGCCGCCATCTCGCATAAGGAGATCTCCATGAGGTACATAGCTAACTTTACCATCAGGCAAATCTTCAATTTCGATAACAATTTTCGCCATTACATCAACTCCTGATTATGCGGTTCGACACTGAAAAACTCCTTACCCTGCACAATCTTAATGCCCGGCACAGGGTTGTCGGCGAAAAACTCAGGTTCGTTTAATACCGCATCTTTATTGACTTCTTTCTTCACGCGGATAAAGCGTTCCAAGTCGGGCTTGGACTCCAATAAAGCCAGCACCGCATCAACACCGCTGACGCTGCATTTTGGCGGGTTGTTTCGCCAACGGATAATACCGGTGGTCAGGTCGGCAAATTTAACCTTGCCGCCATCTGTCAGCGCATCGCGGTTTGCTTCGCTCCATGCTTGTACACCTGCATGGATGGCATTGATTTCCGCCATAAGGGGCGCAACACGCTCGTCTGCCTGTTTTTGCAGCTCGGCCACATTATCATTGTGGTCGGCTTGGATACGCTCGATTTCACGCTGTAAATCACCCATGCGCTTGATTTGTACCGACGCGTCCGCGCGGTCTTGGATGCCCACAGTCAGGGCTTCAGTTTTGGTTTTTTTAGCTTTAGCCATTTCTTTTTCCTTTCTTAATTTACTTTTCGTTCCGCATCTCTCAACTGTCTTGCCAGTTGCAATGCTTTTAGATTAGTGACGGCAGCCTTCATAAATCCTTCCGCATCTCGGGCGGCATCGCTGCTTACGCTGGCTAAAAATTCCCTTGTCAACGCAGCCATCAGGTCGGGAGCTTGATACTCACCGTTTAGATTGATTTCGGGCAACTCGACACGGCACTTCCCATCTTCCGAAACAATTTTAAAAACATACTCTTTCATTTCACTTACCTTTCTTGTTTAAAACTTCTCTCACTTCCGCAATTTTCTGACGGACTTTTTCTTTATTCGGCGCGGGCTTTGCCAGCATCGCCCTTGGTACCAACCGTGGCGGCAGGTTTCGGAGCAGTTCGGCGGGTTGCGGCCATGTTTCCGCCGCCTGCAACACCTTAAACCCCGTCTGAATCCGTATCGGGTCATACTCCGGCGAGACGATTTCTTTTTGCTCCATCAGTTTCCGATACCAAATTTCCGCGACTACCGGCATATCCTGCGCTGCGGGGCGGTTGGGCAGATTCAGCGCGGCGAGCAATGCAAATCCTGTCGCGAGTTCCTGTTTCGCCCAATCATCCCCCGCCCATACTCCCAAGGCTGCCACACCTTGCCGCAGTTTTGACGGCGCGCCGCCTTCGCCCACTCTCCCTATTGGAGAGGACTGGGGAGAGGGCAACCCCGAACCCTGCCACTGGCTGACAATCTCCAGCAAATAACCATGCGACTTTAAGGGCAGTTTCAGACGACCTTGATCGCGGGCGTTGACGGTTTCATTAAAGCCGTGCAGCCAAGCCTCGGCGGGAGCGGGGGAGGACACCCCGTCGCGCTCCGCCGTCTGCGCTTTCATCATCGGCAGCAGTTCGTTCAAGAGCTTCGCCGTGCGAGACCAAGAGAGCTGCGACTTGGCGGGGCGGAACAAGCCGACATACCGTATCGCCGCCTTGCCCATCTCCACATCCATTTCCAACACAGCCCTCAATACAGCCGATGCGTCGGCATCATTGATTAAGCTGTCCAAGCTATGCACCGCCCCGCAGTTCGGGCATTTGATGTTCATTTAACCACCCCAAGAATCGCCAAAAACGCCACAAGGACAACAATCAACCCAAAAAACATACCGCAGGCATCCAAAACAACAGCTTTAGTCCGTTGTTTGAACCAGTTTTCAATCAGGCTCATCAGTGCCAAAACCACCAGTGCCAAACCAATCAGTCCGCAGATCAAGAGATAAATCATCATTCCGGTAGTCATCACATCTCCTTCCACTCTTTCATCACATCATCCAAGGCTTCTCGGTAATTGCTTCCATAGCCTCTAATGCCGTATTCGGTTAACCTACAACAGGCCTTCTGACCATTTTCTTTTGAAAATTCGGCTGACCCGACTTTCATTAAGAAATCCAATCTTTCTGTGTCCTTTACAGCCTGTTTGAATTTCGGCGAGAAATCCAAAACACTAGATTCTTGGTCAATAATGTCGTTATTCGAAGACAGTAAGGTATCCAATACGGTCATAATCCAAGGCAAATTGGCGTCGGCAGACTTATCTTCCAAAGCTTCAAACACTTCATCCGCAGGCGCATCACTCAGATATTCGAAATCGTCTTCATCCTCTGGGTTGGCAGGTTGGTAAATCGGATTCAAACCCTGCTCAATTTTGTTTAAAAACGCGACCAGTTCCCATACTGCGTCCAGGTCTTCTTTATTCGGTCTAGCGATATTCATCGTATTTCCTCCCAAGCTTCTATTGCCATTGTCAGTGTTGCCGCCTCTGCCGTTTTCCAAATCCCGTCCGGCGCGCGGGCGGCAATCACAAAACCTTCGCCGTCCTTTTTCATGACCATGAGTTCCCCACGGTCTTCCAGCCATTCGATTAAATCTTTTTCGTTCATTTCCGCTCTCCAATTTGTTTAACGCCTTCCGCGCCGTTCATCGCGTGGTGCAGTTGCACTTTTTTCCCTGCCGAATGCCCCTTGGCTATTGCCTCAATCATCGCGGCACTCCCGTCCAGTTCGGGCGTCTTAGCGTCTCTAAATACCGCGTTTTCCATATGTGGATATTTTTTTCTTCTATAGTCAGCCATAACCGCCTTTTCATCGTCTGACATCTCAAATTCTTTGACGACACTCCATGCACCCATCATCCATCCGTTACAAAACTGGTCGGCGAGATAGGTTCGGTTTGAGGGTTTTCTTGCTCGGCAGGTTTTCAGAAATTCGCGGCGGGCGGCGGAAATCTGTCGATAGACCACATCAAAAGCATAGGAAGCGATCTCGGCGCGGTTACCCAAACCGTAAAAAAACATTGAATTTCCCAGTTGATAACATTTGCACCCGAACACCTCGGAAATCATGTTTGCGACGGCCCACTGCCACTCGGCCAGCTTAACTGCCATCTTCCGACCGCTGCCACGCTCGGAGACTTCCGACAAGACAACATCAACAGCATCAACTTCATACTTTTTCATCAGTGCCTGCGCCTGTTTCATCGCCTGCGCCGCTTCGTGTTCATTTGCCGATTTGCTCAAAGCCAAACACTTTTTGATTTTTTCCAAAACTGCCTGCTTATCCATTTTTTATTTCCTTTTCTTCTTTCAGACGACCTTTGCCGTCCTGATCTTCAAACTGCGCCTGATATTCCGCGATTGCCTGCTCGCGGTTTCGCTTCACCATAAACTTCGTCGCTCGCCGGCGGTGTTGTCCCCATGCCTGCCAGTCCGTATTGCGTCGTCGGTAGCTCATTTCCTACCCCCTTTCCGGCTCACGCCATCCCTTCACAATCGCCCGTTCGCCGTACTTGGCGCGGATTTCCTCGACTGCCCGTTTCAAAGCCAATTTCTTGACTCGGTTCAGTCCCCGTTTTGGCCGTCTGAACTTATTCATAAACCACTCCTTCCATCTTCTGCTCCACACTCATTGCCTCGTAGGCATGTTCCGTTTTCAAAACTTCCAAATCCGCCTGTCTGTCCATCGCCTCGACCTTAGTCGGCTCTTTCGCAACCGGTTCAGGTTCTTGGGTGCAGCCATACAACGCCATCCCCGCAACGAAGCACCACACCCCGACCACCATTCCGACCGGCACATACCGCCAAAAACGTGGCGCCACGAACATCTTCCAATCAACTTTCTTCAAAACTTGCATTTGCGTTTTCCTTTAAAAACAATAACTTATTAAAATCATAGGGTAAAAAATATATAGCCGTATCAAGGCATTACGTTTTCAGACGACCTTTTTACGCTTCTCACATGGTTTAATTTCACACTTTTGACACGCCCGCCAGTGCTGCATTTTGATAGGGTTATGCGTCGGAGCGGGGGCAAGTGAAATCTCAATACATTCGGCACGTTCCATCCGTCGGCCTTCAAACGGACACATCACCTTGCGAAACACATCCGCCACTTTCGCCGCCACTTTGTCAGGCTTGCCGTTGTATTTGCCGTTCAAAATCAGACTGATGCTTGTCGCGCTGTATCGGAGTTTTGCCGCCGTCTTCATCAGTCCGTCTTTCGCGACCTCTTCCTTCAAAACCGCGTACCAATCTTCTTTCATATAATCTTTTTCATTCATAATCAGGAACCTCCCTTAATACAATTTCGTTTATATTCGGGTCGTACACCTCTCTGACAGCCAGCAGCTGCGGTGCTTTCGACCCTGTATTCTTCAAAAGGACAAACGATTTTTTCCGCGCGTTGCCCGTGTTTTTCAGATACCCCGCCTTTTCAAGGTGTTGCGCATAAACCCTGACCATGCTGCGGCTGACAGGGTGCGTCATATTGACGTGAGCCGTCAGGCCGTCTAAGTCAAAGGTTTTCAAAATCCGCATCGTCCGCCACAAGGCTTCCGTTACCGGGCATTTCAACGGCTGACCGTCATCAGACAAGCGGGGCGCATCCATACCCGTATCCCGCTCCAGCCGGTATCTGCACGGGCTGCCAATGCCTGCTTTCTTCTGTACCGATACAAACCCGCCCTTATTAAGAGACTTCAAGTACCCGTATACCGTATTCCCGCTCAGTTGGCAGGCTTCGGCGATTTCAGAGAGCGTCAGGAACCTGTCCTTATTGCCCCGCAGACAGTTCCAAATCTCTTGTCGGCGGTTGCGGGGCTTCGTCAATGTCGTCACGCTCATAATTTGACCCCGCGTTTAGGTGCTTCGCCCTTGTACAGGTCGGCTTTCGCACAAACCTCGCGCGTTACCGTATCCAAGCCTTGCTGGTTGGCAAGCTCCAACAGATTCACCAGATTGACCGTTACGCGGCGTACCGAGCCGTGCGCCAAATCCACCAAATAAGCCAACGCATCTTTTTCAAACGTCAAATCAGGCGCGTAAACCTTCGCCAACTCTTCCGCGTCTGCCAAATCGACAGGCTGCGCAGGTACCCAAGCCAACACGCGTCCGTGGAAACGTTCGAATTTCTTCAGCTTGGTCGGCAACATCTCCTCGCCCACCAACATCAGCGGGGCTTGGCTGCCCTCATAGATGTCGCGCACCAGCTCGACCAATCCCTTATGCGTAACCAAATAGTCCGCCTCATCCAAAATCAACGGACGCTGACTGGCGGCCAACTGTTCGCAGATCACATCCAAACAACCAGCCGCCGTCCGGGCAGGCGGCAAGCCCATCTCGAAGCAGATTTTTTCCAACAGCGTCTTTTTGCTCCATGCGCTGCGCAGCTGGACATAGTAAGCGCGTGTCTCATTTGCCACCGCCACCGTCGCCGTCGTCTTGCCAAAACCCGAAGGGCCGTACAACACACCCAAGCCCGGCAAACCGTCCTGACGGTTGACCAAACGCTCCATCGCAACAGAGACCAAAGACAGATTGTTGATATTTGCAATTTTCATTTTTTAAATCCTTTTAAAATAGTGAATAAACCTTTTTTAAAACCCCGAAAGGTCGTCTGAAATCAAGCCAGCATCGCCCGTTTGGACAACGCCTTATACTCATTGCTTTGCGGGTAACGCTCCAGCCATCTTTGCGCCTGCGGAGGCAAATCCGTCTGACCGCAAAGACGCTGATACAGCGCAAACCGCTCCGATGCTTCGGACGGTACCGACCAGCCCGCAGCAGCTTCCGTTTCAGACGGCATTTCCACCGCCTTCACTGCTACAGCCTCGACCGTTAAATCGTCCTCGCGGCTTCGGCGTGCTGCCAATTCGGCAGCCTTAGCCTTGATTTGACCCATACCAAACACCATTCCCCCGATATTGACCGAGTCCTGATGTTCGATGGTCGGTACGCGGCGTTCTTTCAGGATGTTTTGCTGTTGCAGCTCGTTGCGTTTCAGACGCTCGTCGTTGCGTTTGTCTTCCGCGCGTTCCAAGACGCTGACAGGCATATAATCCGTCGAGTTGCCATGCCATTCCGCTTTGCAGATAAGGCGGCCGACATCGTCGTAAATCCAAACCCAAAGCGCGTCCTGCACGTCGTAGCCGACCCTGACCGTTTCACCGTTGAACTCCATCAGTTCGGCGGAATAATAAGTATTGCTGAACAGCGACACCTCCCCGCGCCGTACCGTACGCATCACCTGCGGTCGGAACAAATACCCTTCCTCCTCCGGCGACACCCTCGGCGGCTCGCCAAACTCCGCCACCTTCAAAGCCCAAAACTCATTAGGCGACATATGCCGGCGTTTGCCCTCGCGGTCGGTAAACTTAGGCAGCGAACGGTGCGGTCGGTCGTTATATTCGTCCACCACCCGTTCGATATAGCCCTTAAACTCATCCCAAGTAGGAATCGGCGAATTCAAAATCTTCCCGTGCAGGCGGACTTCCTTACGCGACAGCTTAAACAGCTTCTGCCGCGCCTCATCGTCCATATTTTTCCCCACAAAAGACGGCAGGTTCGCCGCCGCCCGCGTGAAAATATTATGGCTGCGTTCCGACGCGCCCTTCGCTTGCGAGTTATAAGCCCGCGAATGCGTCATCGTCATGCCCAGCCTGCCCATCAGACCCGTTGCCTCATCCGTCATCATCAAGTTTTCAAAGCCACGACCCCAGTCCACATACCAAAGCGCACCGATGGCCGCGCGGCTCGCATGGCTTAAAGCTTCCAGCACAGTAAACCGGCTTTCCGCCAGCCCCACGCTCCAGCCCATACACCGTCTTGTGCCAACGTCCAAAACCGTCGTAATTTCAGGCCTGAACGGCAGACCCGACAACGGATTCAACACCTCCGCATCAAACGTATGACCGTCGGCGGTATAGATGGCGGCAGGTTTTAAATGCATAAAATCGCGCCGTTTGTGCGGCAGGATATTTTTCAAATCCCGCGCCCCGCGTCGTCCGCGTTCACGCTCCACATTGCCAAGCTTGCCCAACCACCGGCGCACCTGATGGATACTCGGCACATCGCCCCCTCTCTCTGCGAGAGAGAGCTGGGGAGAGGGCAAACCCGCCGCATCACCCCCTCTCCCCGTGGGAGAGGGTTGGGGAGAGGGTAAAGCCTCCAGCCTGTTCACAAACAAGCGGTAAGCCTCCGAAACAGAAGGCTTCATCGGCAGCCGGTAGCATTCCAAAAACACAGGCAGCCAAGACGGGACGTTCATATCCTCGGTTCTGGATTTCGGCGCAAGGCTGTTAGATTCCCGCGCCGCAAACCACCGCTTGATTGTCCGCACGCTCGGCAGCTTCCCGCCGCCGCCGCGCCCGTCTGCAGCCAAAGAAAACAGTTTCGCAATATGCTCGAAGCCCGGCATCTTCGCCTGCGTCAAAACAGTCGTCATCGCCGCCTCCTTCGACACACCCGATTCCGCCATTACCCGCTCGACCGCAGACAAAACCCCGCGCCGGGCCGATTCGCACAACCGTTGTTGCTCCGTCGAGCCGTCCGTAACGCCGATGGCCAACTCTCCCCCTCTCACATCGGGAGAGGGCAAACCCGCACCCCCTCTCCCCGTGGGAGAGGGTTGGGGAGAGGGTTGGGGGGCGGGCAAATCTGACAAACCGCCCAGAACCTCGTTCAACTTCTTCGCCTGAATCAGTTTCAATACCTCGGGGGGTGGTGCATATTCGCGGCGTTTGCCACCTTTTCCGCCTTTACCGGCGACTTCCACAAAAGACCAAGATTCTTTTTGGATTCTTTTTTGAATCCCTCTCTCAGATTTAGGTAAGATTTCCAAACTCATTTTAAAAAGTTCCGAAATCGAGTAATGCGTTTTCATGCTGCTGCCTCTTTATATAAATAAGCATAGCGGGGGCGGATGCGCCGCCCGTCTTTCGTCCACCGTTCCGGCCACAGCTCATACAAGGGCTTGCCCAACACTTTCGCAATCGCCATCTCGCCGGCAGTCGACGGCTTTCTCAAAGCCTGACGCACTGTGCTTTCGCCTATACCTGCCATCGCAGCCACATCGGCAAGCGACAGTCCCTTCATTTTGATTTCCGCCCGTATCATTTCAGGATGCATACCACTCATCGTTTTCCTTTCTTTATTATCTAGACAGGTCGTCCGCCGTTTCAGACGACCTGTTTAACCTTATTAAATTCGACGAATAAAGTTCCAAGTATCAGCATTCAAACCTATAGCACAGGCATCGTAATAACCGCCTTTCACTTCGGTTTTCTCTCCACCCAACCATTCGATGACGAATTTTTTAGTCTTCCCGCGACCATATTCCAATATCCGCCCCACTGTACTTTCTTGATTCGTATCCCAATCGTTCATCCGCATAATATTTGCAATGTGCTTCATTTTGAGTCCTTTCTGTATATAGTATCTAAGCAAAACCGCTTAATCGGTCGTCCGAACCGTTTCAGACGACCTGTTAAACAGTCTCCTTCCTGACGGGTCGAATACCCGTCATTTTTTTGGCTATTTCCAAATTGTTAAAGAACGCTGCAAAATCGGTTATACTGTTTTAAAGCTGCCGTTTCGCTGTTTTTAAAAATAATAAAGTACCGAAATATTTTTCGCAACTTAATTTCGGTACTAATTTCGGTACTTTTAGTTAATATATTGATTTATATTAGAATTTATTTTTGTATTTTTTTCGGTACTTTTAAAGAAAGTTCGGAACTATGAATAGATGGTTGAGCGCATCAGATTTGGCGGAATTGGCAAGATTCGCAGATTTAAAATCCTTACCTAGAACAGATAAAGGAATATCCGTCAAAGCCAAAAGAGATGAGTGGCAATTTGAAAAAGTTGACGGCAAAGGTGGCCCCGGAGGGAAGAAGACAATATTCAAACTGCCGAATTACGTTATTGATGAATTAGAACAAAAAGGCTTGCTCCATTTGATAGATGGTGCGGAAACAGACGCGCCGCTTGAAGTCCGCAACACTCAGCCCGAAGTGGCGCATCTCGAAAATATGGATTACGCCGACTGGGCGGCGCGTCAGGATACGCGCGACATCGTACCCGTCCGCTATTACAAAGAAGTCTTCGCCAGCGCAGGCAGCGGCGCAATACCGTGGGACACCGACCCCGAAGCCATGTGGTTCCGAACCGCCTTTTTCAAACACCTGCAGCTCTCCCCCGCAGACTGCTTCTGTACCCGTATCGACGGGGACAGCATGTTCCCAACCCTAATCGACCAAGGCACCGTCCTATGGCAAACCGCCACGCGCTACACCCGCGAAGGAATCTACCTGTTCCGGCAGCAAGACGAACTCCGTGTCAAACGCCTGCAACGCCTGACCGCCGATACGCTCAACATCATTAGCGACAACCCAAACAAATCCATCTACCCGACAACCCAACTGACCCTGTCCGCCACCACCCCCGCTGACTTCCAAATCCTCGGCAAATACCTCTGGAGCTGCGGCATATCAAAATAAACAGATTCCCGATAATTCCCATGACAAAAAAAGCGCGAAACCGACAAAAAACTGTCAGATTTCGCGCTTTTTTCGCAATTCTAAAATTTCCCCCACTTTTTTAAATTTCCTTAGCCTTTCAATAATTTCCGCCTTTTTTTCTCGTTATATCTCTATGACAAAACTAACACCACCCCACAACCATCGCCGAAATCGCCAAACAACTTAACCGCCACAAAAGCACCATCAGCCGAGAAATCAAGCGGCACTGCATCCAAG